GGTGCTGGTGCTGCCGCCGCTGGTGCTGCCACAATACCTTTAGCTGCAACTACTGCTGCAACTACTGCTGCAACTACTGCTGCAACTACTGCTGCAACAGGTGCAGGTTTATTTGGGCTAGGTGCAACTGCTAGTAATCTTTTTCTTGCATCTCTAGGTCTTAACCTTGGCACTGGTTTGATACAACAACAAGCAGCAAAACAACAAGCTAATGCAGTATTTCAATCAGCCTTGATAGCAAACCAATCAGCAGAAGACGCATTTAGAGATCAACAAGATGGGTTGGCTGAAAGATTAAAAGAAACTAAGAAATCAAAAGCACAGGAAAAGTTTGCAGCAAATATAGAAGCACTACAAGCTAAAGGTAAAACTATTGCTTCAGAACGTGCAGGTCTTACCATAGATATATTGCTTGCTGATCAAGAAAGACAGTCAGCAAACTTCAGAGAAGCAATTAATCAATCAGTGGAATCAGCATCAAGACAATTTGACAGAGATGTAAAAGGTCTTGTTGCACAGAGAGACAATAGACGTAATAAGTTACAGAGTAATATTAACCAAGCCTATAACCAGATTCCTTCATTGGGTAGCACCTTACTTAATGTAGCCACTCAGGGCTTATCAACCTACGGTCAACTTTACGCTTTAGCATAATGTCATCTAGTTTTCAAAGTACAGCTTTTACATCTTCTGCAAGTCCTGTAGATACTTTTGTAGCACCACCTAGTGTTCAACCGATGTCAGGTCTAGAACAGTTGGCTAATACGTTATCAACAATAAATCCTAGCTTACAGAAGTATATAGGAACAAGGATGGAAACAGCAGTTGAAAAAGAAAAAGAAAAAGGTTTTAAATTAGCTATTGATACTGTTTTAAGTGAAGGCACTATGGGAGGTATTGTTAATGATATTAGAAAAAAAGATGGCAACGATGCTGCAACTCAATTAATTGGTGGAAGCATTTTTGCTGATAGAGCTTACAGTAAAGCAGTATCAAGTTTATATAGTTCTCAATTAAATTCTAATATGCAACAAGCATATTATGACGCTGAAATAGATGACGTTGATAGCAAAGGAAATCCTATAAAAAAATCTTTAAGGTCATATTCTCCAAGTGATCCAAAATTTATTAATTGGTATCAAGGATATGTAAAAGATTCTACTGATAAAATTCTTAATTCTGGAGGTGATATTGATTCAACAGAGTTTATTACTAATTTAAAAACTTCTGTTTTTAATATAAATAAAATTGCAAGAGAAGAAAATAATAAATTTAAAGTTGAAAAAATTAAAAGTCTTAGTATTGATTATTTAAACAAAGCATCACAAGATTGGCTTGATGGTAATCGTGAAGAATCAAAAATACACATAACAAAATTTATTGATGAAACAAGAAGACTAGGCTTAACTGGTGGTGATGCTTCAGATGTTTATAAAGGGCTTGTTGAAAGTATTGCAAATGTTGGTCAATATTATGTAACGACTGCTGATGTAAATTCATTAGATGAAATTGATGATCTTATCTATGGTCTTGGCAAATCTATTCCTTATGGTAATAACAATGGAAATTTAACTCAACATCCTTTGTGGCAAGAAAAAATAGAACCAGTACTAGAAAGTCTAGAAGATGAATTGTTTGAAGAACTTACACAAGGACCTAAGATAGATAAATTTAAAAGAGGTATAAAATTAGAAAATAAATTAAAAGAAGTCAATTTATTACCTATTAACACGCCAAAAGAAAGAGCTATATATAAACAAGAAATTACTAAATTAAAAAATAACAGAGAGTTTAGTGATTTAAACGAAATATTTAAAAGTAATAACTTTCCATTTATTGAAAATTTTACTTCTGAAATTCTTAATATAAGAGTTAATATGAAACTTCGTAATTACAAAGATAATGAAAATCCATCAACAGATTTAGGACTTATAAAAAATAAAATTGTTGATTTAGGTATTACTGATCAAGGAATATTAACTGATCTTGAACAAGCAATAGGTATAGCTAGTGACTATAAATCTATATATGAAATCTTTGATATTAAGTCTAAAAAATTATTTGATGACTTAGATAGTTTTTATAGATCTAAAGCCAAATCTAACGGTACGTTCAGTACTCTAAATCTTGGTGGTGGAATTACTATTAATGGTGGTGGTCTTGATAATGATTCATATATAGAAAAATATAATAATGAACAGGAAATAGACAATAATTTTGAAGCTTGGATTAAAGAAAAATATTACCAGGAAAAAGATGGAGTCAAGATAGGAGGTCCGTCAGACAGTGATATAACCGATTGGCTTAAGACAGAAAGAGAAAGAATAGAAAAAGATGTATTTAAAATCAATGCAAAACAAGAACCAAATGTTAAAGAAAAAACAAGTACTGTAACGAGTGAAGAAAAAACATTAGATGAAAATAATGCACCTGCTTTTGGTAACTCAAAGTTTGAAGTAGATCCTAGTGTAGTTTCTGAAGTGTCAGATGCAGAAGCTAAAAGAATTATTGAAGCAGAAGATGCTAATGATTATTTAATACAAGCAGGTGACACATTATCAGCTATTGCGGAAAACTTTGGTATAACAGTTAGAGATATAATGGATGCTAATAATATTACTGATGCAGATTTAATTAATATTGGTCAACAACTAACAATACCTGAACCTAAACCACTGTTTATTGATCAATACAAAGGTAAAGCAATACCTGATTTTGGTGGGTTAGGAAAGCTAGTTATAAGTGGTGAGTCGGCAGGTCATGGTATTTATAATGCTTTTAATAAAGGTACAACTGCTTCAGCAGGGACAATGGATATAACAAGTAAGACAATAGCTGAAATGGAGCAGATGCAATCTGAAGGTAAAGTATTTGCTGTAGGTGCTTATCAATTAACTCCTGGTGTATTAACAGAAGCAAGAGAAGTAGCAGGTATAGATAGTGATGCCATAATGACCCCTGCTGTACAAGATAGATTGTTCTGGGGAATGTTAACTGGTGGACAGAAACGTCCTAAATTAACAGCGTATCTCTTGGGTGAGAGTGATGATTTAAATGCAGCACATGAAGCATTAGCTCTTGAATTTGCTGTTATACAAGGTCCAGATGGAAAAGGAAGGTATGATAAAGACAAGTCTGGAAATGTTGCCAGAATAAAAGCAGCTTTAGTAAAACAAGCATTAATTAAAGCTCGTAAAGAAATCTCTAACAAATAACTATGACTGATTCTAATTTATCTTCAGAGAATGAAAAGTTAAAGAATACTGGAATAAAAGATATACCAAGAGTTCTTAAAGAAAAGTTATTTGATAATACTGGTGGCATTATGTTTCCAGAGCAAATTCAATCAAAAACTATAGAAGACTATGAAAGAAACATAGAAAATGTACTAAGACCAAAAGGACAAAAAGATGATCAACTATTAAGAGGTGGGTTGTCAGGTGCTTTTAATTTAACTGAAAATGCTATCAATTTTTCTGGTCGTGCTATTGGAACTTTAAGTGGTAACAAATATACAGCTAAAGATTTTTTTGATAATGAAGCTCTTGGTGTTTATATACCAGAAGAAGATGAAGATAGTTTGACATATAATCTTGGCAAGTTTGGTGTACAGTATGGTGTTCCATATACAGCAGCTTTTAAATTATTAGGTTCAATAGGTTTATCAAATTTTGTTTGGAGAGATGTTATAGCAGGTGGTACTACTGCATCAGTCTTTTTTGATACGTTTGATAAAAACCTTTCTAACTATATACAAGACACACCTCTTGCAAATCCAGTAACGAATTTGTTAGCAGCAGAATCAGAAGAAGACTCTAATGTAGCTAAAGAAACTATTAAAAAATTTATTGAAGGTGGTCTTACTGCAAAAATAGTTAATAAGACTTTTGACGCAGCTTTAAATCCAAAAAAAGTTGCAGATGCTTTTGTAGATGTTGTAGAGAATTTTAAAAAATCACCACAAGCAACGAAAAGATTACTTTTTAATTTACAACAATCAAAATTTAATAAGTTTTCTAATATAAGAAAATACAACGGAATGGATGAAGCCCTTAGTAAGGGTGACGATTTAATAGATATAGCACCAGTAGCAGATGATGTAGTTACAAAGACAGATGATGTTGTATTAACACCTAGAAAAAAAGTAAGAAGTACAAAAGGGAAACAAAAGTTTCAAACGACTGATAAACCTGTAGGTATAGAAGGACAGAATTTTAACATTTTTAGTGATAATCCAGATGATGTCGCAAGAATAAAAGCTGCTTATCAGAACGAACTTGATAAATTTTATCCTGGTTATTCAAGACAAGTTACTGATGATATGTTGATTGAGGATGCAGATGATTACTTAGAACCAGAAGTAATTCAAGAGATAACAAAATTTGCTGAAAAATATACTCTTAAACTACCTGTACTTATGGCTGCTTCTGTTAGAAGAATCTCTGGTCTTGCTGTTAATTTAAGTGATGGTAGTAAATTATTAAAAACATTACCAATAGGATCAGAAGAAGCTTTAATTCTTAAAAAGAAATTAGCTATTCAAACAATTAATTTTTACAGAATGATTGTTGGTGATAAAAAAGTAGGTAGCGTAGTAGCTAGAGCTTTAAGAGCAAGACAGTTAGCAAATGCACCAAATCCAGTTACAGGTCAAACACCAGGAGAAGTAACAGCAAGCAATATACAAGCAAAAAAATTAGATGATTTAAAAGGTGGTGGGTCTGAAACTATACGAGATATAGCTGAAGATATAGACAATACATTTAAAGGCTTAGACTTTTCCCAAGATGATGTATTAAAGGCTTTAGAAGAAGATAATTTTGAAGGATTTGCTGATTTTGCAAGTAAGCTAGCTGCTGCTCATGGTGATCCATTTGTTCTTCAGAAATTAGTAAAAGATAGTTTTGGTATGAAACTATTAAAAATAAGCAATGAACAATTTATAAACGGTATTCTTTCTAACCCTGCTACTCATGCTAGAAATACCATTGGTACTATGATTAACGTAATCAAAGGACCAACAGATTTATTAACAGGTTCTATATCCAGAGAAGGTTTAGATCCGATTTTATTTAGAAGAGCTATGGCAGAATTTGCTATGTTCAAGCAAGCTCAAAGTGATGCTTTAAAACTTGCAGGGCAAGCATTTATAGAAGAAAGAAATATTTTAGATAAATCAAGAATGATTGTAGATTCTGGTAGTGATCCTAGTCAGAGATTTGCTATATCTATACAAGGAGGAACTTATGATGGAGATGGATTGCAGAAGGTAAAATCGGCTAAAGATATGGTTAACTATATTAGATCAATAAGAAAAGGTCTTGTACCAGATCTTGTGAATACTTATGGGACTGTTGTAAGAGGAAGCACAAGAGCATTATTAGCAGAAGATGAATACAATAAACAACTTGCCTTTAGAATGTTTTTAAAAGGTGAATTAGTGGAGGATGGATTAAGAAAAGGATTAGATGGTAAGGCTTTAGATGAATATGTTGATAAGAGTTTTGAACTAGGAACTAACTGGATTGCTAAAAAAGGAGAAGATTTAGATCTAGCTTTAAAAGATATTACTGACTTTAAACCTTTTGTCGGCTCTGATGGTGAAGCAGTTGCAATAGGACAAGACTTATTTTTAAAGATAAGAGATTCTCTTGATTACGCTGCTGATCGTACCTTTACCACAAGAATTGACAATAAGTTTGCTAATGCTTTTAAACATCCTGGTTGGAAACCTTTACTACCTTTTATAAATTCACCTTTAAATCTAACTCAAACATTACTAAGAAATACCCCACTAGCAACCAAGCTTACAAATAACTTTGCGTTAAAAGGAATGTTAGATACACATAGAAAACAATTACAAAGTGCTGACCCTGCTGTTGCAGCAAGAGCAAGAGGAGTAACAAGGACAGGTGGTGGGATATGGGTTACAGCTATAGGTTTGAGTCTTGCTGCTACTGATAAATTTGCCAAAGTAGCTTTAGTTGATGGTAATGATCCTAATTGGGTGCAAGATAAAATAAGAAAATACAGTGGTGATATTGGATATGCTTTAAGATTTTTAATTACAAATCCACAAACAAAAGAACCAGAACTAGGTCCAGATGGTCAACCCAAATATTATTTTCTTGATGTCGGTAGGATTGGTATTGATCCAATAAGTTCTATATTTAGAGCGGCAGGGTGGTGGGGTACATATAGTAAATATCTAAGTGATGATGATCAAAAAAATGCTGCTTTAGTAATGTCAACTGCTTTAGCTAGAGACATCTTAAATATTCCAATGCTTGAATCAATACAAAAAGGCTTTGATATTCTTGAGAACAAACCTGATGCTTTTCCTAACTTTATTGCAAACTATCTTAATTCATCATTAATACCTGCTGTATCTTTAAGAAGAGCATTAAGAAAAAAAGAATATACATATATTGATCCTAGATCAGGTAAGAAATTAAAAGGGTTTTTTAGACCTGATAAATCAATTCAAAAAGGAGATTACATAAAGGAAGAGATTAGAACAAAATTTGATGATGGTACTCCTATACCAAAAGATCACCCTGCATACGGAACTTTAAAAAGACAAAAAGAAAAAATACCGTTTGAGTTTTTTACTAAAAAAATAGTATTAAAAATGTTTAAAGAAATAGAATCTAGCAATCCATTTAAAACAGATATACTACCCGAAGAACATTGGCTTACAGGTCAACTTTTGGAATATCCAAAGAATCTTGGACCTAACAGTGGTATGAATACTCTTTATCATGGAGCATCTATAAATGATCCTGTTGTAAGTTTAATGTTAAGAAGTCGATCAAAGATAGGACCACCACCTGCTCATCTATTTAGAAATTCAGCAGAAGGAGGTATTCTTCTTACTTCTCCACAATACAGAAATTTAAAGAAATTTATACATTCAACTAAACTAGATGATAATGGTGTTGAAAGTGATAATGGTAAAACTGTATATCAAAGACTCTATTCAATAGGAACAAACAAAGAAGTTTTAAAACTTTTAGATTTTATTGATGATGGAGAAGTTGATGAAGAATTTAGTATTGATACAACAGCAGTTTTAACTGATAGAGTAAACACATCTAGAGATTTAAAAGCAGTGTTAAGAAAAATAATAACTCCGTATATTGGAACAGCAAAATTAAAACTTTTTGAATTAGAAGATGAAAAAGGAGGAGCAAAGTCTAAACTACCTGCATATCTAAGAGAAAAGAAAAGACAACAACAACAAGTACAAAGTCGTGGTTCAAGGTAAACTTAAAACAATGACGATATACTTAAAACATTAGAAGGCATCAACACTAATTAATCATGGCTACTAACACTGCTGCATCTTTTACAAACCACACTGGTAACGGTTCTGCCGGTCCTTTTAGTATCTCTTTCTCCTATCTATCAGAAGCAGAAGTTGATGTAACTGTCGGTGGTGTCTTAAAAACTATAACTACCCACTATACCTTTACCAGTGGTACACAGATAACATTTACCAGTGGTAATGAACCTGGTAACGGTGTTGCTATCAAGTTTCAAAGAGATACAAATATAAGTGCCAAGAAGGTAGATTTTCAAGATGGTAGCGTTCTTACAGAAACAGATTTAGATACCAATGCCGATCAGGTCTTATTTGCTCAACAGGAGATTATAGATAAGTTAGGTGGTATTGAAGAAAATGCTACAGCAGATCAAACAAACGCAGAGATAAGAACAGCAGTAGAAGCTGCAACTGATAGTAATGTCTTTACAGACGCTGATCATACGAAGTTAAATGCAATAGAAGCTTCTGCAACAGCAGACCAGACTGCAAGTGAAATAAGAACA